CTATACTTCTCCTGTTTACATTAAACAATGTTGCTAAATCATCTTTTGTAGTTCCATATTTAATCAAATCAGGTATCATCATTACTTTTTGTTTTGTTAATTTTGAAAAAGGTCTATCTTCATATCTTTGATATTTATCTTTAGAATGTTCTGCATTTCCTTTAACACTAATCCATTCTAAATTCTCAACTCTGTTATTCTCCTTATTTTCATCTATATGATTTACATAAGGTAAATTGTTTGGATTTTCAATAAAAGCCTCTGCAACTAATCTGTGGATATTTTTGTGTGTTTTTATTTGATTGATACATAAAATAACATTCAAATATCCATTTCTCGTTTTTGATGGTCTTAATATTTTAACCCCTTTATAAGAAGTTGATTCAACATTACCAAAATTTGATACTCGATAGTATCCTTCATAATCTTTGACATCTTTCCAAATTTCCATATTTTTATATTTTAATTTACGATGCAAAGATAGTAATAATATTTTTTATTTCAAAGAACTTTTTTTTCAAAATTAACTTAAAAGGACTTCACCGATTTTGTCCTATTTTTCAAAACACATTCCTGTGTTAAGCGGCAAGTTTATTTACCGTATCATCATAGATCGGATTGACAATAACCTTTACACTAATATTATTGGCAAACTTAAATTCAGTAAACTGGAATCCACCTGTTAAGGCATTGCTGTGCAACTCACTGGTAGTCTTTGCAATGACCGGAGGATTACCTCCCAAACGTAAATCACTGATAAAGGTCCAGCCTGACACATAATTCATAACTGCCTTACTGAATAAATTAGCTCCACGTTCCATTTGTTATCACAAAGGTTTTTTATCCTTTGTTTCTATATCTTTTCCATTGATATAGTTCAGCATACATTTTCATCCTTGTCTTTAATCGTAGGATGTTGAGAACTCTTGGATACATTATATTCTATATTACTATAGGTTCAGTATCTATGCGTTACGATAGATTATAATATCTAATAAATTTATAATTCATTGATGGGATTAAATTGTAATACTTATCTATTATATTCATGAATTTCTTTGTGTTTTCAGTATTCATGTTTATATTATATCCATTACCTTTTTTTTCTATACCTGTTTTCAAATCATATTCTTTAAGCAATCATTTTTGAAAATAATCAAGTTCATCTAATCTAAAACAATCTAAATGAAACCTAACTCTTAAACTTCTGATTTTATCTTTTCCTTCATAATATCTTATATGAAAACTTCCATCATCAAGATACAGTAGAAACAGACCAAACTCACTAAGGTAATTTATATCTTGTTTTCTTAACAATTTTTTCCTTATACCATCTTTTTCAATGTACATTGCATCTCTAAGTTCAGTTGCTCAATCATTCTTATTTGTCATAAGTCTATATAACTCATAAGTTTTTTCTTTCGTAACTTTATTATGAGGAACAATTTCGCATTTTATTCCTGGTATTATTTCAAATAACTCTTTTTTTAATCGCAGATAATCCAAATTTCTTGATGTATGACATATTTCTATCATTGCTCTTCCATTTGGCGTTCTTTGTTTTTCAACATAGCCATCTGCGATTATTGTTCCTATCAATGCTTTTTTAGCATCTTCAGATGTTTTTACAAATTTATTCCAGCTCATAGCCATTCTTTTCTATCAAATTTTACTTTGTAATCTATCTCGGTATTATCCTATTTTATTGGAGGACTTCACCGATATTTCTCAATTTATTTTTCAGCATATCTCTATGCTGCCAGGCAAACGTGTATCTTACCTGTCTCCATAATGAAGCTGCGCTCACCAAAACCTAATACTCCCGTAGAAAGTTCAAACAGAATATCTTCAATAAGTTTAAGATCAAACTCATTATAATAATATTGATTACCATAGCTCATTTGCTCACGTAAACCAGCTCCGGCTTGGATAGCATTACCACTCTTACCAATATTGGTGTATTCACCATTAAGGGTGCGGTTGCTCCTGCCATACATCAGAAGTTTATTCTTTTCTTCCATGAACTCTTCTTCAAACACATATTCAACTCAGTGCCTTGTATATTTCTATACTGTTCAATTAGGGTCGCTAATCCTAATCAGTTCTCTTATGAACTTCTCTATATCTCTATAGAGTTCAGATTATATCTTCATCCTTATATATATAAGGAGTTCTCCATTTCACCCCGCTTGGGGCTATGCTTATTAAATAAGACTTACTAATCGTTGAACCTTCTCTGATTAATCAGAGCTTGGCTGCTGATTGCCTTTATTTTCTGAATTGTTACTTTGTTTATATTTAGAATTTGGATTATCATTCCCAATATGATTTCTCTTACCTTTTTCAAAATCATATTTTAAATTGTCTGATTTACTAATCCATTCTAAATTCTCAACTTTATTATTTAATTTGTTATGATCTTTATGATTGACTTCAATAAGATTTTTTGGATTTTCAATAAATGCCTCTGCAACTATTCTGTGACAAAATTTATTTGCAGTTAAATTTAATGTTCTATTATTGAAATAATACCTTTTATATCCTCATTGATTTATTTCACCTTTTAGTTCATAACCTGTGTTAGGATTTATTATCCTACCCTTGCTTGAGACTATATAGTCTCTGCCAACTATCTTAAAGATTTTAAATCTCTCTATCATCTTTTACTATTTTTACAAAGTACCAGAAACTTAACGAGGGTTTCCAGCAATTAAAAGAATTTATTTTTGCAACTTACGCTGCAAGTGGACACACTATATTTATCCACAGATTGACTACATGTTCCTGACCAGTTTTATCCGTCATGGGGATAGGGGTCATCAATTTCTTATTCAACATACTACCCGGAACCTTATGTTGTTTCCTGATTCTGCTGAACTCATTTCTCATAGAAATAGGACTGGCAAATCGTATCTAAACATTACTTTGCAGGCTCTTTATCCTGCAAACCTTTTTTATAAAGGCGTTTTGGAGTACATTTTCTCCCTCTGTTTCCAGATTGGGAGTGGACACTCTTGAGATAATTATACTGTCAGATAATTTACATGGTATCTTTTAAATAAAGAATATATAGTACATTTATCAACTCCAAATTTTCTGGATATTTTTTGTACTGTTCAACCATCATTAAATAATTTGATGGCTTCTAAGCATTCATCATTATTCATTTTAAAATGCTTTTTACCTCTACTTATACCATGCAATGAAAGGACTTTTTTTAAGGTAGCAGAACTGCATTTATATCTGGAAAGTATATCTCTTAAATCTAATCTTCCGTCTAAATAATCATTTACTAAATCATTTTGACATACTATATCATTAAGTATAGAATACTTTTCTTTAATATCTACTCCCTTTTTTTGCATAAACTCTTTTAACCCTGGCGCAGAACAATCATATCTCTTTGCCAATTCTTTTAAAGAATAACCAGATTTATAATCTTCTACTAATTCAAGAAATTCTTGATGATTAATACTAAGTTTATTGCTTCTTAATTTTACATCCAACAAGCGCAAAATTTTTAATATTGTAGCCTTATCAACTTGAAATAAATCAGATATTTTATGACTACTAAAACCAGACATATAAAGCTCTTTTATTTCATCATATTGGTTGTCTGAAATTATTTTTCTTCTACCATCGCCTCCTATAGTTAAATTATATCCATTTTCAAATGTATTAAATTTAGCTATATAAAAGATTTCTCTACAATCTAAATCTTTAACTTCACACTCTTCTAAAAGTTCTATTGTAAAATTTTCTACACCATATTTGTGAATTGCATTATGAAAGTATGTATTATCTTTCTTATGCTGATGTTGTTTTCATCTAAATTCTAAGGTGTATCTTGTTTGTCCTATGTAGGACATATTATTTACCTTATTGGTAATTTTATAAATTTTTCCTTTCATTGATAATTATCTTATCCTCATATCTTACTCTCTACACTGCTTAATCTAGTTAGGATTAAGTTAGCACGGTATTCCCTATTATTTAGGCTCCACCGTTTTTGCCCAATTTTTTATTGCAGATTACGCTGCAAGGAGACATACAATTCTATCTCCAACCTTTCTACTCATTTCCTTCTCTACGAGGCTATATTCCTGACTGAACCTCTTTCCTGCCTGTAATTGATCACCAGGCATACCACTTGTAACACCTCCAAGTAATTCTACTTTGTACACATACAGATTACCTTCTAATTTAGGATCGCCTAATACTCGCAAGGGATAGATCTCATTCAGTTCTCCAACCAATGTCTCTCCATCCGCAAACCAGTCTTCAGCAAATACCAGATAGAATGGTTCTGTGTTTTTACCTACAAAGTCTGTAGGCTGTACTACATCTTCATTAAAGTTCCTTGCTTCATACAACGGAATATTCTTTCTTGCCGAACCAATCAATTTCCACAGTATTTCTCCATCTTCTTCAAAATACTTCACTGGGAATCTATTCAGATAACTTTCCAAATTTTTCCCATGCTTTTGCTCCATAAGTCTTATATAAACATTTGAAGCCATTTGAGGATTACTACCGTAGGCTGCCGACAAGTGGTTGTCCTTCGTTACATTTGTTATCCTAAAGGCTTTTTATTCTTTAGTTCTTACAGTTTATCATCCTGTAAGTTCAGCATATATTTTCAATCTATTCAGATTGTTGAGCACTCTTGGAAAGATTATATTCTATGCAGTAATCTCTTATTGTAGAATATGACACATTCATTAATTTAGCAATTTTTCTTAAAGAGATATTGTTATTAAGATATTCTTTAACTTTATCAATATCTATTTTCTCACTTACTAATTTTAATTGACCATTGGGTCTTATCACAACTCCAATCTTTTCTAATTCATTTCTTAAAATGAATCTACTTGTACCAATTTCTTTAGCAATATAATCTAAAGTTTTTCTTTCTATTTCATACAAGTATCTCGCTTTCCCTATATTCAAATCTATTCTTTTAATATAGTAGCTGTCAAAGACCATTGCTGTATTGTATCCATTCTCAATAGAATTATACTTTTGGATATATCATCTTTCTCTTTCATTTAATTTTTCTACCGGACATTTTTCTAATTCCTCTATATAGAAATTTTCTTTTCCGTGTTTTCTAATTGCTCTTGAAAGATACATTATTGAATCATTTTTTGATTTACTAAAATGTTCAGATAATCTTTGGTTTATTGAATTTATAGTTTGACCTATATAAACCTTTTCATTAATCTTATTCTTTATAATGTAAATATATCCTTCCATAGTTTCACTTTCTATGCGTTACACTGTTTAGAGGTATTATCCTCTACCTTAGCACGATATTACCCTCTTTAAGTTCTTTAAAATCCTTAAAGTCTTTTGATGGGCTTCACCGTTTTTGCTCAATTTTACAAGGGCTAACTTTACCGCCACCCTTTCCACGTAGTAAATTCTCGCATCACTCATTTACCTAATGCCATAGTCTTAAAATTTTAAATTAATAATTCCATATTTTTATTTTTTAAATTCTTTAAATTCTTAAATTTATTTCCGAAGGGAATTTTAAACTGATAACTGATAACTAAAATCTAATCAAGTCTTACTGTAAGTCCCTTCAACCCTGCAACTGATTCAGTTCCCAAATCATTCCCAAAATCATATCCTGATTCAGGTGATCTTTGGTTCCTGATAACCTTCTCCAAATTTTTCATAACAGTCTTATTTTGAGTATTTATCTCTTTACTGACTGCTTTTGATAAATCTTTAAAGCCGTTAGTCTGATAGAAAAGAAGGTTGATATAATATTGATAATCTACTGGATTTTCAATAGCATATTTCTGTATCTCTGTATAAGGCATACCTTGGTCATTCTTACCAACATATTTAGTTGCCTGTCGGTACATTT